GATGTCCATGTATGCGGCATAACTTCCTCGTCTTGTAGTGCCTTGATTAAAGGCTAACATCTGTGAGTCTACAACGTGGAGGAAAGGAATGCTTCCAGTAGAACGAGAGCCATGAGAAGTTGAAATACCGTTGCTCCTAATATCGCCCCAATATCCACCGATGCCTCCACCACTACTTGCGAGCCATACGTTCTCATCATAGTGAGCAGATAAACCACCCCTGCTGTCAGGAACATAATTGAGAAAACAACTGATAGGAAGCCCACGGCTTGTACCCCCGTTGCTAAGTATAGGAGTACTGAACATGAACCAACGAGAGGAAGAGTAGCTATAAAGTCTTTGAGCCAATTCAAAATCCGTTTCCCCTTTGTATGTTGCTCCGTAGACGGAGGCTCTTGCGAATGCTTCTTGTGCATGTGTTTCTTTCTCCCAAAAATATCTATCTTTTAAAGTGTCAAGACTAAACTTATCAAATGTTTTTTCTTTGTCATAGTCTATCTCAATTCCAAGATAAGGTTTCTTTCCAATTTTATCTTCAACCATTATTTGATTCCTTATCAGTATTGTTTGTTTGTACATATAAAGCTATTATAGCATAGTGAATAATTTTAAGCAAGTCCATTTTAGATTTACCATTCTTTTTTCCGTATCGCATTGCATACTTCATGATGTTACCCATACAAAAACCTTCTCCGTGTCCTGCATCTAGTATCATATCAGTAGCTTGATACTTGCCGTTGGCATAGTGTTGGTCGTATGTTTGATTTACATAGAGTATTATATCTTTTATTATTTTATCTTCATCAAATTTATAGTTCATTATTTTTCCATTCGTGAGGTAAACTTTCTTCGTTGTACCATCTAAAGTTATTAGTCTCAGCCCACTCAGCATGAGTACGTTTAGTTCCATCCTTTCTTTTCTTTGCGGCTGGCATTGGAGCAAAAGGTTTTTGGAATAAGAATACTAATTCGTAACCCTTTGGTAAAGCCTCCCTTACATGGATGTACTTACTGTACTCTGCAAAATCCCAGAACCTACCCTTTGCTTCTAATAAAATTGTCTTGCCTTTTATTTTCTTAACAAAGTCAGGCTCATATTTATGTTTAATTATATAGTCAACTGTATCCCAATGATGCTTCCACTTTTTTAATATGGTGTCGTGAAGTGTAGCTTCCCAGATACTATCATATCCTTTTGGGACATTGACTTTTTTTGGTCGAGGTTTTCTCGGTACTCTTCTAGGCATCAGTAAGAGAGGAGTCGTAGTTCTTAACTAGCTTCCAGTACTGTAGTATAGAGTTAAACATGTTGAGATGTCTGTCATGTGTCTCATCATCCCACTTGTGACACGCAATTAAACTTGTGTCTTTCCTATCTACAAAGATAGAAACTCTCTGAGGATTATCGTAGTTACATCCTTGTGCATAAGCAGACAACTGCATACCGTGTTCATCGTATACTAATTTAGCAGGGTCTTTACCTTCTAAGTTATCTTTAGTTTTAAAGTCAACAAAGATACCAGACTTAGAATATAAATCTATCTTACCACCATACCCTATGTCAGCACAAAAAGAATCTTCAGCTATCCACTCTTCATTAGGAAAATGTTCATCAAGATATTTCTTGATAACTTCATAAGGTTCACTGGTGAACGTACCTAAGAAACCATTCTCAATCAAGTCATGGATTTGTGTACCCCTTTCGGCGGCTTGCTTTCCAATCTTCTTTGAGTCTTCTTTACAACGATAGACAAAAGAATCAAACGATTCATCTTCGTTACGTTCTAAAGTAAGTGCTGAGTTTAAAGCCTGATTAATCTTCCAGTTTTCAAGGGAAGGTTTAGCTATCATACCAATGATGGTAGTAACAGAAGGAACTAAGTTTAGTTTCTTAGCATCTCTAAGTGTAGTGTTTCTTTCCTTACCGTTAGCACCGATGATGGTATACATGGGTGCACCATCTTGTGCATACCAATGACCTGACTCAGCCGTGAATTTATTATAATTGTCTAATGTAGATTTGTCAATAGTTTGTTTATTTTTCTTTATCATTTTCTGAATCCTTGAATGCTTTTATAACATCCGATGAGAATAATTTTTGTAGATTAACAAGGAACATTTTACTAGCCTTGTGGTCTCCACCTGCTACAGTCTTAAACGTATCAAGCTTATCTACAATAGTTCTAAGCACATCTGTTTTAAACACCAAGGTACAAAACTCGTTGTCACCTACACATAAATTATGGAACCAGTAATCCGCTTCGGTAGCCTTGATACCTGATGGCTTACCCCAAGATTCATATTCAATACAAATGTTACCTGTCTTTTGCCACATGTCTTTCTCAGACTTTACTTCTATCTTTTTATCAGTCAGCATCTCTGCTATCTTTTCTTCTCTGACTGTGCCATAAGCCAAATCTATATCAAACTTCTTCCTGTTTTCTTTAGTGGGTTTCATACCAGTTCTCTCCTATATTGTATTCTCCTGTTAAAGGACAACGCATATTATAATATTTACTTGCTTCTTCTATTGATTCAACACCCATCACACCAACACATTCGGCTTGTGATTCTTTTACTTCTATCTGCCACTCATCATGTATGTTGGCTACAAACCTAGCATCAAGAGCATTGAGGCTCATCTTTTCTTGTAGGATTGTCATGGCTTTCTTCATAACTATTGCACCACCACCTTGTAATAAAGTATTTAGTGCGGCATGTTGACTACGTACATATATCTTTCTACCGTCAAGTCCCTTCAAAAACCCACGTTCAGATGCTTTCTGTACTCTGTCCTTTAGTATCTTAAGTGATGGTAAGTTTTTAAGAAACGTAGCCTTGAGTTTCTTACCTTGCTTTGCACCACCACCAGATATAGAACCTATCTTAGCATCACCTGCCCCATACAAATATGCATAGATGAATGTCTTACTTTCGTTACGAGTTTTAAGTCCTGCTAACTCTTGATTCCTAGTATGTATATCTCCATGTGTAACCTCATCAATATAATCTTGGTCATTCATATAGTGTGCTAACATTCTTAGTTCTAATCCACTAGCATCAATACCTACAAGCTTGTAACCTTCAGGTACTGTCCAACAAGAACGACACTCTTGTCCATAAGGACTACTAGAGTTTGGAATCTGTGCCATGTTAGGACTACGATGAGTCATTCTAGATGTGATTGTACCATTAGGATTTACATACCCATGTACTCTATCACCCTTGAGTTCATCTATCCAAGATGTAACTTGTGCTATACGCTTTTGATAAAGTAAAAAGTCTGCAATTAATTTAGCTTCATGTATGTGTTCAATCTTTTTGAGAGTTCCCTCATCAACAATGGGCTGACCTGTTGGAGTAAATCTTTCAGGCTTCCACCCAAAGTCAATGAGGTACTCACCTATTTGTTTACGACTACCTAAGTTAAACTCAACTAACTTCTGTCTCATAAAAGGTTTAACATTCTGTGTCTTGATACAGTTGTTGTACTCATCATCTGTTAGTCCACGTTTAGATAACTCACCATCTTTTCTAATGTAAGGTGTTACTAGCTTGTCATCTATCATCTTAGGTTTGAATGTGTTGTGAACTTCTTCTTCAACCCGTAACTGCTTGTCTTTTAATTCAGCAAGCAACTCCATAGCTTTCTTAGTATCAAAGAAGAAACCATTCTTTTCTTGCTGTCGCATTATCTTAGCAACTCTGTGCTCAAGATTGATTGAGTCTTCACTAAACATCTTACCTTCTTTGAGTAAGTAATTGTATACAACCTCATTTAGTTTTACATCTTGAACACAGTAGTCTAACATAGCAGGTGTATACTCATCAAAGGTTTCGGGTTGGTCTTGTTTAGCCATACCAACACGCCACCCCCAAGTCTTTAAGCTATGTCCATTCTCACGAACAGGGTTAAATAATCTTGACATAACTAATGTATCTTCTAACTTGTGTGTTACTTTAGCACCCTGTAGTTTTTGTATTACTGGTATATCATAACCTATAATGTTATGACCTATAAGAACTTCTGCATTCTCTAAGAATTTAATACCTTCTTCGATTTGCATGTTGTCAAAAGTGTGTACTGCTCCACCCAACTCTTTAGCTACAATACAGTGTATTACAGTCGGGTCTAAACCATCAGCTTCAATGTCGAATATTATTTTAGAACTGTTCATTGTCGAATGTTTCCTCCTCAGATACTTCAAACAATCTACCAGTATCTGAATTATATCGGAGACCACAAGCCAATCCTGTGTCTCCAGTGTACCTAGATTTTAGTACACGAACCTTAGTAAGGTTAGCTTCTTCAGGGTTACTTGCCTGTTGATTTCTCTCTAGTGCAATCACACAATCTGATAACTGTGCAATACCCTGTGAACCTTTGAGATGAGATAGGGATACTTCGATACCCTGCTCATGTCCCTTATCTCCTGCGGCTCTTCGTAAGTGTGATACTAATATCATACCAACACCTGTCTCTTCTACCAGAGACCTCAAGCGATTCATAAGCATGTCAATACCACGCCTCTCATCACCTTCATGTAACACATTGACTAACATATGTAAGTGGTCAACGATTACCCATTTACATTCACAACCTACAATAATATATCTGAGCTTGGCAAAGATATCATCAATGTCAGTAGCTCCTAGATGTGAGTGAATGAATACTCTGCCAGAAGGAATAGCTTTATCAAACAAACCTAGAAGGTCATCGTCTGAATAGTTTCTACGCTTCTCTGTCAGATAGATTCTATCGTTAGCCTCGATGGATAAAATACCATCAGCAGTACGCAACCAGTTCTCTTCAAGGGCTACGATACCTACGTTGTCATCTGTGTTTTTGATAAGCCAATGTTCCAACTCTCTGGTAACACTAGACTTACCAAGACCTGTGCCACCTGTAAGTGTGACCAGTTCTCCTTTACGCATACCATATAGTTTCTTGTTAAGTCCTTCCCAAGGGTATGCAATGCTCTCCTTCTCTTCTCGATGTAACCAATCACCTCTTTGAGATGATAGCTCCATGATACCTGAAGGTGTATATGTCTTGGCGTTCCACCATGCTTGAGTAAACTCTGTGAACTTCTTCTGCTTGAGCATCTCATTAGCATCTTTGAATCCGTTAGGGAACGACATGATTCTAGTTTTGTTAGGCTTTAGTATTTTAGCTACAGCTTTTGCCGCTTCCTTACCTGCCTTGTCATTGTCAAAGCATAGTACTACATTGTCAAAGGATTCAACAAACTCTATGCTTTCACGTATATCTTTTACTGCTGATGATGCACCACGCTTGACGGATACCACTGCCCACTTACCTTGGAACAGTTCATCCACTGCCATAGCATCACACTCACCTTCAGTAATAGTTAGATACTTACCACCTGTATTACCATGTAGTTGTTCTCCGAACAAACCAGTGCCTTCAAATGTTCCATTGCAAGCAAAGTTTTTGTTCTCTACATATCGTGTCTTAGTACCAACAACCTCGTTACCATTAAAGAATGGATAGATGTGTTGTACTACGTTGTTGTTTCTGTCCTTGACAATCTTAACACCATACTTGGTTGCTGTCTTTTCAGAGATACCTCTGTCGGTTAGTGAACCATAAGCACCAGTATAGGATGTAAGGAATGTGTTATCGGACTTGGGTTTTGTTGTCATCTCAATCACCTTGCCTGTTGATTCGTTGTCGTAGTCTGTAAAGAAAGTATCACAACTAAAGCATTTAGCAGAACCATTCTCATTGAGAGAGACTGCATCACTGCTTGAACATTTAGGACAGGGTAATTTGTGTTTAATGAATTGGGTTCGTTCTTGTATCATTCTATCTCCAGTAGAAAAAGGCTAGGCTTTTACACCCAGCCTGTTAAAGTTATTCAGAATCAGTTTCAGTATCTTCTACCTCTCCTTCTTCTGTCTCAACCATAGCATCAGGGTTTTCTTTCAGCAAGCTTTCAAGATTACCTCTATGCGTAGCACTAGTAAAGCTTAGTGCCTCAAGCAAGACTTCTAACTGTGACACCTTACTAATTATTACATTAGCATTTGCCCTAACATTCTCGTCTTCAATCTTAGTCACATCATAAGATGTAACACCATCATCATTTTTAATACTAACAATCATATTAAAACTCCTCTGTTTCATCAAAGAACTCAGAGCCATCTTCGGCTTTGTATTCAATGAGGTCTACGATTTGGACAGCCTGTAGGTCAAGACTTTTTCCTGCCTTACCTGCATACTCCCAAGCGTATTCGTTACACTGGACTCTAACCTTAGAGCCATTACCCACAGCAAGATTTACTTCCTGTTTGTTTTGGTCAAGCAATCTAGGTGCAGACCTAACCATTCCGTTAGGACCATTTACCTTACGCTTAACTACTACAGCAGAACCTTCATCCATCTGCTTAATGGTATGTCCACGTGATGCAAAGTCATTAGCTGTTGCCTCATCAACCACAAGGTTGACTGTGTACATGGGTTCAAATGTTGTATTGGGTGTTTTGATACTTGCCCAATAAGCCGTTCCGTCAATTATCATATTTGCCTCCTATGATGTTAGTTAAATAAAAGAGAGTTAATGAGCCAACTACTCTCGGAGTTGTGGACTGAAGCCAAACCAAATAGTTTATTATTTGGAGATAGAGGGCTTAAAGTTCTTTGGTTGCTCAGTGTCATGTTGCACATGTTACACCATCTCTTTGCGGATGTCAAGCATTATTTCATCTATAGTATATAAACTTTCATCCAATAGTTTTACATAGAAAACTTTAGGGTCAAGAGTCCATCGTGCCTCATAGCCTACCTTGTTTTCATATAGTTCTTGTGTGTGTACAGCAATCCAATCGCAGAAATATCTGTACTCATCTTCTGTTAGTCTTACAAACCTTTCATCATACTCTTTCTGTGTAAGAAAAGTAGAATCTTCGTTTGCTTCAGTATTGTCTGTCCAATTTTCATCTTCCATAGTATCCTCCTAGTGTATTGTGTTGCTATTAAAATCTTTGAAGGATTCTAGTAAAGCTTCTTCATCTATCTCTGCTCTCATTTCTCTCATAGCTTTCATGTCCATGCCCTCAACATCCCATGTCCTACCGTTGGTAGTACAAGTCACGTGAAGCACAACATCTATCATAGACATAGTAATTAAACTATCAATAGCAGAATAGATTGAAGTAGCATAAGTTTTAATAGTTTCTCTATGATTATCTATCACGACCTCAACAATATACTCATCCATGTTTAGATACCTTTATTAGTTCATCAAAAGTTGTAATGTCTGGATACTGTTTGAGATATTTCATAATCCATTTGTCTGTCATGTATGACATGTGTAATTGTCCTTGACCAAAAGCATGTGTCTGCTCTGGAAGTAGTCCCTCAACTGTATCAACAGTAATAGACTCTGCTTGGTCTTCAGGCAATAGGGTACGAAGCCACTCAACCTGTATAGGTCTGACTTTCTTTCTAAGTTTTTTAATTTGTTTTGAATTCATATATTAATTCCAAGCTCTGAACTCCATGTAAGGAGTCTCTCTGTGTCCTTCAGGCAACCATTGTACCACACTTTCTATGTCTTGTACAGTCAGTTCTGTGCCTACAGTATCTCCCTCATCATCATGAGACATAATTAAAGCACGACCTGCATAATTTTTATTGCCGATAGTAAAGTATCTATTATCAATAAGTAGTCCCTCATCATCAACAAACATATCATCTACATTGTTAAGCCTGACCACAGTAAAAGTCCTGCAATCAATCAAGTCATATATCTCTCTAAAATTACCAGAGTACATAACTTCTTTGATTGTCTCATCGAATGGGTTTATAAGTATGCCTTTCATATTACCTCCAATAGTAATGTAATTAATGGTTTGCCTGTTGAGTCTGTAATGTCCCAACTCCAGTCTACAACAAGTCTTAAGACCATACCTGCTTCAGCCTGTGATTTTAAATTCTTAACAGATAGACGTTTGTCTCCACGTTTAGTCTTGTAGAAATTTACTTGAGACTCTACACCGTTTTCAAATATAGCAGGGTAGCTGTGCTTGTGTCCAGCCACCATGTTATCATAACTTAAATCCATCATGCCTGTCAAAATAATGACACTCTTGTTTGCATCTATAATAGATTTGTTAAGCATAGTCTCTGTCAAAAACAAACTTGCTTCTGTCTGGTCTTGAGTCCACTTAAATATATCAGCACCATTAACTTCTTTAGTACCTTTGTAGACACCAGTACCTTCAATGTAATCACTGTAATCGTTGTATGGGTCATCACTAATACTACATAACATCTTACTCATTTGTATTCTCCGTTAAGTTTAATCGAGCTAATAATTTAATTTGCTCTCTGTTTAAATCAGGATACTTTTCCTTTAATCTTTTCCTTTCACTGTGTAGTTTATCAGCATCTTGTATTAAAAGATATGCACCTGATAACATAATTAAAAAAGCTCCACCAAAAATTATATATATTATTATTTCAATCATATTCTACCTCCTATGCTGTATGAATTACAAAGCCAGAGCTATCATGTCGTGCCTTGCCCTTTGCTTTAAGTCCAACAACTACATTGGGCTTGTCCATAAATCTAATATCACTCTTGTCCCCATCAATAACTTCTCTGCCCTTGTAATAAATAGGCATTGTACCATGAAAGACTACAGCAATATTGTATTTGATAGCATCAAAGTATTGTGCATATTTGCTACTAGCTTCTGAATAACTCCATGTCAAGTGGTAGTTTTTGTATTGCTCAATCTTTCTTGTAGGTATTTTAGTATAGTCATAGAACTGTACATCAGGGAACATCTCAAAGATATTCTTACCGTCAATTTTGATATGCTCCCATTGTATGTCACTAGTACCATTGAGTCTTAGGCAAGGAAGCTTATCTTTTTTACTACAGTATCTTACAAACTTTTGTATGTCTGTAATCAGGTAGTCCATGAAGATATCTCTAGCTTCTAAAAACAACTTAGTCTTACGTTCTCTAGCTAGTTGTATGGTATTAGTGGTTTCACCCTTCTTTATAATACCACCACGCCCTGCTGTATTAAGACAAGCCTCCTTGCACCCTGCAATATCTTGATAAGGACATATCTTTGTATTGATTGGACTCAGGTGCAGTATTGCACTTAAGTATTCTGAATACACATCCCGACCTTTTAAAATCTTTGGGTTACTAAAACTCAATAAACTATAACTCATAACTATCTCCTAAAATTTATACATCTTCTCCGTAATCTTTTGCCATCTTCTTGATGTCTGCACTTGATAGGGGGTTAGCTTTAAACAAAGCTTTCTGCAACCATTCAAGTGTCAAATCTTTGACATTAATTTTACCATCATAGAAATCATACTCTGAACAAATCTCTTCAAGACAATCATCAAACAAATCATCTCGACCTTCCATAATCCAAAAGTCTGATAGCTCTACTAAAATTCTACCGTGTGTTTTCTTTTCCATTGCACTCATCCTCATTAAAATTAAAGAGGCACTTTATAGTGATACCTAGCACTTAACACTTAGGATATCAAATGCCTACCAGTAATCAATCTAGTAAAGTTCATGACCAATCTCTGGAAGAAACTTAAAGAAGTATTATACTCAAAGTCATCTATCACATCAAAAGTTTGTTGTGCATCCATGTTAGTAGAAATCTCAAGCACTTGCATACCCTTGTTCTCTTTACCTAAAGCAATCTTTCTCATAAAAAACAATGGCTTAGAAGGGTTCTGACGTTGCTTGTAAAGCGATGTCTTACCACCATGCCAACCTACAAACGTATCACCCTTGGTGACTTCATAGCGTTCTTTATCACTACGAACTCTCACAATGTTAATACCCAAATCATTAGCCCTATGCCATACAGCTTTAACTGAGTATGGTGCTTGACTGATTGGTGTGGTTGTCTTACTGCCTTTCTTTGAATATGTAATTTTCATAATCTATCTCCAATGATATAAGTTAATATTAGTTGGGTAGTTTTGAAGCGATACCCACGCTTAAATTCTAGTCTGTATAAACAAGCTTTGCAACTGATTTGTCATTAAGAAAACAATTCAATTCTAATGTTCTATCTACATATGTTCTTGTTTCACTATCATATTCTTTACTGTGAATTATGATATCTCTTGTTGAAAAAGTAGATAAATCACTACGTTTTTTAACTTCAATTTTACTGACTCTGTGTATGTTAATCTCCATGATTATCTCCTAAGTAGTTGGGTTAATTGATTCTTCAAGTTCTTTGTCTGCCTCATCTAAAGCCTCTAAAGACTCAAGATAATTCATAAGTTCATCATGTTCATTGTCATCCATAATTATCTCCTTTATGATTAATGATTCGTTGTTGTCGCTGAGAAGTGTACCGCATCCCCGTTACCCTGTCAAGCATTTCTATAATCTTAAGATATATTTATAATCTTAAAAAGTTTGAATAGTCCACACAGTTCCCATTTCCATAGAACCTGCACTCAAAAAAGTATAGTCAGATTTTAAAAACAAATGTTTGCTTTTAGAAAACTTGTGATGATATATAAAAGACTTGTCTTGTTTAAGTGAATGTCTCTCATTAACAAAGTATCCTAAGTCATTGATATACCGTTGTGCTTTTTGTAAGTTTGTGAACTGTTTCATATTACTTGACCGCCGCTATTAAATTATCTTTCATAGTAACATTTGCAAAAAACTCTCTACCTTTTCCAGTAATATGAGGTCTATTTGCTCCAGTTAATACACCATTTGATACATATTGATTACCAAACATACTGGTTTCAATGTAATCTAAACGCTTGCCAATATTTTCTTTAAGTTCTTTCTTGCTTTTGTAGTTAAAAACTATCATTTTCTATCTCCTTTGCTTTGTTTTACAAGGAACATCCCTTGCTGACCCGACCATGATGACCGAAGCCGACAAAGTTGTCAAGCATTTACCTAATTTAAAATATATTTATAATATTAAAACTAAAAAAACTTAATAATTTAACATAATATTAAAATAAATACAAACTTTTTTGTAAATAAATTACATTTTTTAACTTAAATTAGCACATTTGTCCTGTATTTTAACTTAAATACGCCCTCAACCAACCGATTAATTTAAAAACGTCCCTCAACCAACCGACCAACCTTAAACTCGAGTCTTAAATTACTTAATTAAGTTTAATTAACTTCTTTGGAGTGGGCGACTAGAACCCCATATAAATAGCACTCATCATTATAAAGTAAACTGAGCTTGAGTGATAGATAGACATAAAAAAACCTCCAAACTCAGTAGCTTGGAGGCTTTAGGGTTAGCTATTCTCTTTAAGATACAAGTCTATCTTATCAAAGAACGCTTTGGGTAAGACTTTCTTGGTGAAAAGCTCATTTGCTTTCTTGAAAGTCAGTTTCTTTTCTACTGCTAGACCATAAAGACAGCCCTGAATCTGCTTTTGTAATCTCCAATTCATTGCTCCAGTCTTCTGGTCTTTGGCAAACTTATAGCCTAAACCTCTGCACTGTTTGAATGAAGCAGGGCTTTGAAGTCTTTCTTTGTCGAAAGCGTTTATATCGAATGTATTTTCCATGATTTATCTCCTAAGATTTATGGATTGTTGAATGCCAGCAATGTAGTCTTGCAAGCGGTTAAAGTCAAGTGCGTCTTCGCACTTAATTCCCAATGGCTTGATATCACAATCGTTTAGGATTTGTGTGGATATCTCGGCTATTGAAACTGAAGGAAACTCGAAAGTTTCGTTGTTTGAATAAGTTATTAGAATCATGCTTTTCTCCTTATAATTTCTTACAGGATTAAAATATAAAGATTTTAAAGTGTCATAAGCTTGTCTGCTTGCAGATGTTTAAGTTTTTTAGCATAAAAAAGTTTAACACGTTGACACTTTAAAATCTTTATATTCCTGTAAACTAGAAATTGTTAGGGGGAAAGTGTGATTCTAATATTCAAACAACGTAACTTTAGGGGCTTACACAATAGCTAAGCCACACAAATCCTGATTGTGACATACGCCCATTGGGGATGTGGGTTTAATCGCTTGGAAGGCTTTACAGTGCTGTGTGTTCAAGAATCTATAAAGCTTTTTAAATTATCATGGAGAATATATATGGTAGCTTTCGATGAAGAAAGACTTCACTGATTCACATACATAAATTAATTAGGCTATAAGTTTGACAAAGACCTTGGAGTATGTTAGAATACTACACCAGTGAAGGCTTTAAAGCCTTGTCAAGCTTTAGAATGGAGACTGACTTGGAAGACTTGTAGAGCTTAGAAACATTAAAGTCTCTTGAGTTATTTGAATAGACTTGCTTTAGATTGAATAGCCTTAGAGTCTTCCAAGTTATTGAGCTTTGGAGTACACCAATGGTCTACTAGAACCACCTCTCTCAGTTTACTCAGGGGGTGGCAGGAGCCCACTCCCCCTACCCTATATATCTATAGCATGGTTATACATTTTATAACGCACAACCCATTAACCAGAACTAGTTAACGCCCCGACACTAAAACCTTTAAAGTTTAAGAGACTAGGAAGTATTTATTTGAGGTGATTGTTTTATCAGAATGATGACAAGGGATTGTCTATATTGACCGTGGGGGACCACAATATTATTGTACACTTCAAATACACTTTTGTCAAGTCTTAATTTAAACTTGACAATCTTGAAATAGAACTGTATACTAGATTCATGGCTATTTTACCAAGTGTTGATAGAACAACAACAAAAAGAGAACTAACTGAAAAGCAACAGTCTTTCCTTACTCATCTTGTAGATACTCAAGGTGATGCAAAGAAAGCCGCAGAGCTTGCAGGTTATTCCAGTCATTATCATCATGTTGTCAAGACTTTAAAGTCTGAGATACTAGAACTCACTCAAGAGATACTAGCTAACTCTGCCCCCAAAGCGGCTTTTAAAGTTGTTGAAATTATGGAATCTAAGAAGCCTGTAGTGCAAGCCGCTAATAAGCTAACAGCCGCACAGACTTTACTAGATAGGGTAGGGGTCAGTAGAGTAGATAAGATAGATGTTAATCATAATGTAAACAGTGGTGGTATCTTTTTAATGCCCGATAAAGCTCCAGTAGTTATTGAGGCTGAAGATGCTACGTATCAGGAGGTAGAAAACTAATGCCAAAAGAAAAAGATAGTAGGTTAAAGAGAGCAGGAGTCTCTGGCTTTAACAAACCTAAACGAACACCTAGTCATCCTAAGAAGTCACACATTGTAGTGGCTAAAGAAGGTGATAAGATTAAAACAATACGTTTTGGTCAGAAGGGTGCTGAGACAGCAGGTGCTCCTAAAGCAGGAGAATCAGCTAGAATGAAAGCTAAAAGAAAGTCTTTTAAAGCAAGACATGGTAAGAATATTGCAAAGGGTAAGATGTCAGCCGCATATTGGGCTGATAAGGTTAAGTGGTAGTATGTCACAGATAGGTAGTAATGAAAATGCTGTACCATTGCGTAGAAGTATTTACAAGACCAGTGATGGTGGTAAAGGTTCTAAACCTAGAATAGATATACATTCTAAGCAGTATAGAGATAATTGGGATATAATTTTTGGGAAAAATAATGCCGACAAAAAAGAAAACAAAAAGTAAGTCTACGGTCAACAAAGCTGGGAACTATACCAAGCCAAGTATGCGTAAGAGACTTTTCGAGAAGATTAAGCGTGGCACTAAAGGTGGCAACGCTGGACAATGGTCTGCTCGAAAAGCCCAGCTTTTAGCAAAAGAATATAAAGCCGCTGGAGGTGGCTATAAATGATGGATAAAATAAGAAACATTTACAACACATGTAAACTATATGTAACAAACTGGATAGACGCAGTTAAAAAAGGATATGCAAAACTATTTAAAAAATGTTTAACTACGGAAACACCAAAGGCTAAGAAAAATGTCAAACCTAAAAAAACCGCAAAGAAGTCTTAAAGCTTGGACAAAGCAGAAATGGACTACCAAAAGTGGTAAGAAATCGTCTGAGACAGGTGAGAGATATCTCCCGAAGAAGGCGATTAGTGCACTTTCATCTTCAGAGTACGCCAAAACAACCAGAAAGAAAAGAGCAGATACAGCTAAAGGAAAGCAACACTCTAAACAACCAAGTAAAGTAGCGAAGAAAGTTAGGAAGTATAGGAAAGTAAAATGAAGGATGGTTACATAACCAGAACTTCTTCTACTATACCTTTTGGATATGAACTAGAAAACGAAGCTGGTTCTTTCTTAAAGCCTATAGATGAAGAGTTACAGGTACTTAAAGAAGTATCTGAAGCAGTCTTTCATGGGGAAATTAGTCTGGGTATTGGAGTAGACTGGTTAGAAGCAGAGACAGGACGTAAGATGTCTAGACCAGGATTAAAGAAGCACGTAGATAAACTATATGGTAGATAAATCAAAAAAGTACTTGACAAACCCAGATGGGAGTTATATACTAAAGAAAGATGGTACTCCTCGATTAAAATCGGGTAGACCTAAGAATTCAGAACTTTCTGATATGAAGTTGGCTTTACAGGCTAAGAATAAATTACAGAAAAAGAATAAGAAAGTTCAAAAGCTAACAAGAAGTTTAGCAAGAGTCAAAAAAGAATTTGACAAAGAAGAGAAAGTTTTAACATCTAATGTTTTAACAGAATCAGAAACCAAAGAGTTACCTGATACTATACAACAACATTTAGATAGCACTGGTTCTCATGTGGCTTTTATGCCAAACGAAGGACCGCAGACAGACTTTCTTGCCGCAGGTGAGAAGGATGTTCTTTACGGTGGTGCGGCAGGTGGTGGTAAAAGTTTTGCAATGTTAATAGACCCGTTGCGATACTGTCACTTCCCAGAACACAGAGCTTTAATATTAAGAAGGTCTATGCCAGAACTACGAGAACTAATAGATAAGTCTCGTGAGCTTTATCCAATAGCATTTAAAGGTGCTAAGTTTAAAGAAGTAGAAAAGTTATGGCAGTTCCCTAGTGGAGCAAAGATTGAATTTGGATTCTTGGAACGAGATGCAGATGTTTATCGTTATCAAGGACAAGCGTACAGTTGGATAGGTTTTGATGAGATAACTCATTTACCTACAGAGTTTGGTTGGAACTACTTAGCATCACGACTAAGAACGACTAACCCAGAGATTAAGACATATCTCAGATGTACAGCTAACCCAGGAGGTGTAGGTGCTCATTGGGTTAAAAAGAGATACGTAGAACCTGCGGAAAATAATACAAGTTTCCAAGGACATGACGGACTCACAAGAAAGTTTATACCAGCATTGTTACAGGATAATCCTCACCTTGCTGAAGACGGTGAATACGAAAGGATGTTGCAATCCTTACCAGCCATACAACGTAAACAGTTGTTGGAAGGTAACTGGGATATCTCAGAAGGTGCGGCATTTGCAGAGTTTGAAGTAGAGACACACGTTATACCACCATTTGAATTACCAAGTTGGTGGGAAAGAGTTAAAGCGGTAGACTACGGTTATGCCGCAGAAAGTTGTTGTCTCTGGGCTGTGATAGACCCTGAAGATAAGACCATCATAATATATAGAGAACTATACAGAAAGGGTCTAACAGGTGAAGCACTCGGAGATACCATTACAGAAATGGAACAGGATGAGATTAGGTCAATAGCAGGTGTATTAGATACAGCCGCTTGGTCAAGAACAGGATATACTGGTCCAACGATAGGTGAGATATTAGTTAATAAAGGACATAAACTAAGACGAGCCGATAAGAATAGGTTAGCAGGTAAGACTCAGATACATGAGCATTTGAGAAAGAACAACAGTACAGGAAGACCTAGATTGCAGATATTTAATACATGTGTCAATCTAATAAAAGAAATACAGGCTTTGCCACTTTCTAAGTCTAACCCTGAAGATGTTGACACTCACGCGGCTGACCACGCATACGATGCGTTAAGGTACTTGGTTATGAGTAGACCAAGAATGGACCATCCTCAAGATAGGATGTTAAGAATAAAATCAGATGTATTTAGCCCTTCTGATTCAACTTTTGGTTATTAAGATATGGCAGAAAACGAAAATACATTTTTAAACGCTAATAGTATTTATGAAGAAGTAGAAGGCGAATCTGGTGTCCAGCTAACACTTGAAGAGGATGTGCAAAGAAATCTTATTGGAACTATCAAAGATAGATTTGCAATTGCAGAAGACGCACGACAAACAGACGAGACTCGTTGGCTTAAAGCTTACGAGAACTATAGAGGGCTTTACTCTAAGAACGTGAAGTTTAGGGAGTCTGAAAAGTCTAGAGTATTTGTAAAGATTACTAAAACAAAAGTCCTTGCGGCTTTTGGTCAACTTGTAGATGTTATATTTGGTACAGGGAAATTTCCGATAGGAATTTCGGAAACCAAGATACCTGAAGGTGAAACAAACTACGCACACTTAGATACTTCTAACCCTACTCCTAATTTAGAAACTTCAATGGGTGAAGAAGAAGAACGACCAGATAACTTTGGAAACCTTAAAGATAACCCATATGATGTAGGCTATGAAGGTGACGGTAAAGTTTTAAAAGCAGGAGCTACTTACTTAAACGGAATATTTGAAGATAGCTTAGAAGACCAAGCAGAAGATGCAGGTATACTTACAGACGGAGCAAGTCCTGACCCACAAGCTCTAGAACTATCTCCATCACAAAGAGCCGCTAGACGTATGGAGAAGTTAATCCATGACCAGATAGAAGAATCTAACGGCAACTCTGAAATGAGAAATGCTTTACTAGAATCGGCTTTATTAGGTACTGGTATTGTCAAAGGACCATTTAACTTTAATAAAAAATTACACAAGTGGGATACAGATGAGGAAGGTAACAGAGCTTACAATCCTTTAGAAGTTAGAGTACCACGTATTGAGTTTGTTAGTTGTTGGGATTTTTATCCAGACCCTAATGCAACTAATATGGAAGAATGTGAGTATGTAATCCATAGACATAAAATGAATCGTAGTCAATTAAGACAACTACGAAACATGCCTTACTTTGATGACGATGCTATACGTAGTGCAATTCAAATGGGTCCAAACTATGTAGAAAAAGATTTTGAAAGCCAATTAAAAGATGATTCACGATACGATGAAGAGATTGGTTCTAACTTTGAAGTCTTAGAATACTGGGGCATTATGGATGCAGAGTATGCAAGAGAAGTAGGTATTGACTTACCCGACAGTGTTGATGACCTAGACGAAGTACAAGTAAATATATGGACATGTGGTACTTACTTATTAAGAGCAGTACTTAATCCTTTCACTCCTTATAGAATCCCATATCACGCTTTCCCATACGAAAGAAACCCATATAACTTCTTTGGTATTGGTGTAGCAGAGAACATGGATGATTCTCAACAGATTATGAATGGTCATGCAAGAATGGCTATTGACAACCTAGCAATGTCTGGGTCGTTAGTCTTTGATGTAGACGAGTCTGCTTTAGTTGGTGGGCAATCAATGGAAATATATCCAGGAAAGATATTCCGCAGACAAGCAGGAATGCCTGGGCAAGCTATACATGGCTTAAAGTTTCCTAATACATCACAAGAAAACTTAATGATGTTCGACAAGTTTAGGCAACTTGCAGATGAGCAGACTGGTATACCTAGTTACTCTCACGGACAAACAGGTGTTCAAAGTATGACAAGGACTGCCTCTGGTATGTCTATGTTACTTGGAGCATCTAGTTTAAACATTAAAACAGTTATCAAGAACCTTGATGACTTTTTATTGAAACCACTAGGAGAAGCCTACTTCCAGTGGAACATGCAATTTCTAGAGGACGAGTTGGATGTCAAAGGTGATTTAGAAGTTAAGGCTACTGGTACTAATAGCTTGATGCAGAAAGAAGTAAGAAGTCAAAGATTGACAATGTTCTTACAAACTGCTCAGAATCCTGCTGTTGCACCATTTGTTAAGATTTCTAAATTGATTAGTGAATTAGCCTACAGCTTAGACTTAGACCCTGATGAGATACTCAACGACCCTGAAGAAGCGGCTGTGATGGCACAAATTATAGGAATGCAAAATGCTGGACAAACAAATGGCGAAGAAGCTCAACCCAATAGTCAACAGTCCCCAATGGGAGGACTTCAAGGAGCACCTCAACAATCTCAAGACCTTGGACCTACAGGCACTGGTGGTGGCAACATCGGAACAGGAAATGTTCCGCTTGCAGGGGAAAATGAGTTCTCTGGTACGCCTAGAGCAGTTGGACCTACAGGTTAAAGAAGCACTAACTAGGAGAGAAGAAAATGTATAGTAAAAAGAAAGGAATGCTAACAGACGACAGAGACAACTATGACATGGGTGGTGATGTCGGTATAGCTATTATTCCTGCTCAACCTGAGTTAGTAGGTGATGAAGATATGGAAGAAGACCATACAGATTTTATATTAGACGAAGCATTGTCTGAAGAAGAACAAGATATGCTTATGTCAAAACTAGAACAAGATAACGAACTACAAACACTCTTTGATAAAGTAGTGGGAGTAGCACAAGAATTTGCTGGCTCTGGTTCTGTAGAAGGACCAGGAACAGGAGTCTCCGACAGTATACCTGCAAGGTTATCTGACGGTGAATTTGTCTTTACTGCTAAAGCTGTAGAAGAAATCGGAGAAGACACTTTGATGTCTATGATGAAAGATGCTGAAGCTAAAGTAGATGAAAGACAGAATCTTAATATTGGTGGAATGCTAGTTGACCAAAGACGAGATGTTGACCCATTAGGGCAACCCGTTGAGGAAGATATAGTAGATAACGAAATCCGTAAGGGTATGTTATCATCTAATCCAAGATTAAGACAGCGATAGAGCCACCCTATTTATAGGCACTCTATCATTTTAAAAACCCGAAAGGCGACCTTTACATACAAGCCCTCTAGTCGACATAGAGCTACCTTGTGAACGAAGCCCTGATTAGGAGAAGAAGATGACTAATACAGTCCAAAAAGAACAAACGCCAAACCCTTATAATGCAAAAAAAGATTGGCACAACAGTGATGATAAACCTTTTGTATCGTCTAATAGTATGTATTTTGAAGAGCCTCAAAATAAACTTTTTAAAAGCGATGACGTAACTGAAATCGGTAATGAAGGAAGTGTTAATAGAGAGGAACTGGAATCAAAGAAGGAAGCCCCTTACAAGAAGCCAGACTACAAGAAACGCTATGATGATTTAAAAAAGCATTACGATAGCAAGCTTAATGAATTTAAGTCTAGGGAAGAAGAACTACTAACCCAAGTTAAACAACCTGAGTATAGAGCACCTAAATCCCCAGAAGAACTTGAGAAGTTTAAGACAGACTATCCTGATGTGTATGAAGTTGTAGAAACCGTTGCTCACATGCAAAGCGAATCTAAAGCAAAAGTTCTAGAAGAACGCCTTAGTAAACTCCAAGAACGTGAAAACGATTTAATACGACAAGATGCAGAGAAAAGGTTAATGGATAGACATCCTGATTTTGAAGATATCAGAAACAGTGATGACTTTCATGGTTGGGCAAAAGAACAGCACTCATCTATCCAAGCGTGGATATATGACAACAATGACGATGCCGACCTAGCTTCACGTGCTCTTGATTTGTTTAAAAAAGATATTGGTATTGATGTTCCAAAGGATAAGCCATCTTCTAAAAAACCGACCAGACAATCTGCGGCAGATATGGTTTCCACTAAAACAACTAGTGTAACTCCTACCTCAGAAAAGATTTGGTCAGAAAGGGAGATTGCGTCTATGAGTATGGCAGAATTTGATAAATACGAAAAGGAAATATCAGATGCTATGCAAGAAGGCAGAATCTCGAAATAAACTATAATTAACTTAAAGGAGAAGTATCATGGCTCAATTTTTTGAACCCTCAACAGATACAAATGCTAACTTTGCAAACTCCGTAAGTGGACAAACTAATAGTTTCTTCCTACCTTCGGTTTACTCTAAAAAGGTTTTAAACTTTTTCAGAAAAGCCTCGGTTGTAGAAGCTATCACCAACACAGATTACGCTGGTGAAATTTCCTCTTTCGGAGACTCTGTAAAGATTATCAAAGAACCCGTCATTTCAGTATCAGACTACACTCGTGGTTCTGACACTACTGACACAAAACTAACCGACCAAGAAATTTCTTTGGTTGTTGACAGTGCTAAAGCTTTTAAATTCATCGTAGATGATATCGAAAGCAACATGTCACATGTGAACTTCAAAGAAGTAGCTTCAAGCTCTGCGGCTTATGCTCTTAAAGATGCATACGATGCGGCTGTACTAGCTACTATGTTCTCTGGTTGTTCTGCTTCATCCCCTGACCATATTATTGGTTCTGACAGTGCTACTGCTGATGCTACTATGGCTCACGCAACTAACTCTGTAGACCTACTTGGTTCAGACGGAACTGGTGTAGATGCTATTGACCTAATGGCTAGAATGGCTAGACTATTAGATGACCAGAACGTACCTGAAGAAGGTCGTTGGTTTGTTGCACCTCCTTCATTCTATGAAGAGTTGTCACAATCTGGCTCTAAAATGCTATCTGTTGACTTCAACGCAGGTCAAGGCTCAATCAGAAACGGTTTAGTTTCTAGTGGAAAGCTACGTGGATTCGACATGTACAAGTCTAATAACATTGCCGCTACGTCTAATGCGACTGGTAAAGTTATGGCTGGACATATGAGTTCTACAGCTACTGCAAACACAATTCTTTCAACTGAAGTGTTGAGAGACCCAACATCGTTTGGTGATATTGTGCGTGGTCTTCATGTCTATGGTGCGAAAGTACTTAGAGATGATGCCCTATGTAGTGCATTCTACGTAATTGACTAATGTCAAACTTGGAGGGGTCTTCACGGACCTCTCCACTTTTTAAAGGAAATAATTATGATGTATGGTAAAGATAAAAAAAAGAAAATGACATACGGTGGTATGGCTAAAAAGAAAATGATGTATGGTGGTCGTGTAAATTATATGAGTGGTGGAGAAGTTAAAATGGACGGATGTCAACCTGTTTATAAAGGAACACCTAAAGCAAAGGCTAATTAATAATGAAAGGCGTAAAACATTATAAAAAAGACGGCACTGAACATAAAGGCGGTTCACACAAAATGCCTAACGGAGATTTACATTCTGGCAAAACACACGGTAAGACCAGCGTAAAACTTTTCCATTTTAAAGATTTAAGTAAAAAAGCAAAGATAAAAGCTAAAGGTAAAAAATAATGGCTAGTACATATTTAGATTTAAGTAATGAAGTATTGAGAGAACTTAATGAAGTTGTCTTAACTTCTGGTACTTTTGAAAGTGCAACAGGTATTCAAGCATTTGTAAAAGATGCTATTAATAAATCTATATTTGATATAGCAAATCAAGAACCACAGCTACCTTTTTTTTCAGCAGGAGTTAGTGGAGGTACAGACCCTTTTTATGGTAATGTAACTGTAGCTACAACAGCAGGAACAAGATGGTATACTTTAAAAAGCGGTAGTTCAAATATTACAACAGACTACTCTTCAGTAGACTGGGATGATTTTTACTTAACAACAATTAACGTAAGTGGAGAAACAACTCCTTACGTTTCTAAAGGATTAAAATTTTTAACACTATCTGATTGGAAACAATATTATAGAGATAGTGAAAATGCAGATGATGCAAACGGTTCAGATGCTTCTCATGGTGAACCAAGATATGTTATTAAAAGCCCAGACCACAGGAAGTTTGGATTAAGTCCAATACCTGATAAAGTGTATAACGTACACTTCTATGCTTTTGAAAAGCCTACATCATTGTCAGCATATAACGATGCGATTACTATGCCAGAACAATATAGTAATGTAATCACAGCACGTACAAGATATTATGTACATCAATTTAAAGAAAATCTACAACAAGCTTCTTTCGCACTTGACGAATATAAAAAGAATATGAGGACTATGAAATCTAATTTGATTAATCCTGCACCTACTTATATGTCAGATGACAGGACTTATTTCTAAATGGCAGGTTCTCAACCTTTTTCCGTACCGTTAGGAGGTGGACTTAATAAGTCTACTAACTCTTTAGCGTTACTACAAACCCCAGGAGTTGCTACTAAGTTAAGAAACTTTGAAGTATCACCAGAGGGTGGATATCGTAGAATAAACGGATTTAGTTTGTTTGGCGATACGCTACCTAATACTACTAATGATGTAGAAGGTTTGTTAGTATATGCTGATGGCGTAATAGCCGTTGTAGGTGATGATATATTTTTTAGTCAAGACGGAGATAATGCTTGGCTACAACTTAATAAAGCTAGTGTTGATGCTAGTGGAGATAATTATTCTGCATTTACAGGCAGAAGTGAGTTAGCACTTAGCGGTGTAGACCAATGTGAGTTTGCTATATTTGAAGGTACATCAACTTACGGTGAAGTAGTTATAACAGATAAGAGTGGTAATAACAAACCTTTCTTATTTAAAATGACAGGTACATCCGCAAACATAAATGCTAGAACTTACTTTGCAAGTCAAATAACTATTAGTGGTTCTACTACTGCAAAGTTTTGTACAATACATGACCAACATTTAGTTGTTGCAGGAGACCCTTCTACACCTAACACTATTTATTATAGTAGTACAAATGATATAGATAGTTTTAGTGGTTCAGGTTCAGGTAGTGTAACATTAGAAGACAAGGTAGTAGGTCTTAAAAGTTTCCGTAACGAATTATTTATATTCTGTCAAAACTCAATATTTAAATTACAAAATATAAATAATGCGGCTACGACTGCTGTAGTTCCTGTTACTAAAAACGTAGGTTGTTTAGATGGTCAAACAATCCAAGAGATTGCTGGTGACTTAATATTCTTAGCACCTGATGGATTCAGAACAGTTGCTGGTACATCAAGAATTGGTGACGTTGAGTTAGGTACAATTAGTCAGGCTATACAGCCTTTAATTAATGACATAGCCGCCGCCGCTAATACATTACAATTTAGTAGTGTTGTACTTAGAGACAAGTCACAATACAGAATGTTTTATAGTACAGCTACAGATACAACAGCAACTTCAAAAGGTATTATAGGAACACTTAGACCACAAGGATTTGAATGGTCCGAAACACTAGGAATACAAGCACCTGCTATTACATCTGGATTTGATAGTATAGGATTAGAAAGAGTTTATCATGGTGATAGAGATGGTAAAATTTTTAATCATAATATAGGTAATAGTTTTAACGGTGCAAACATTGAAGCAGAGTATCAATCTCCAGATTATGATTATGGAGACTTAGGAACTCTTAAGACTTTAGATTATGCTAAAATTGCATTTACTCCAGAAGGAGATGCACAGCCAACACTAAGAGTTAGATTTGATTACGACAGTTTAGATACTCCACAACCTGCTGACGTAGTGCTAACAGAAATACCAGAACCTGCTATTTTTGGATTAGCTTTGTTTGGTGCTCAAAAGTTTGGTGCAACAGAACAGCCTCTTGTAAGGCAAGCTTTAACAGGTAGTGGACACAGTAACTTTTTTAAAATATTTAGTGCAGACACAAATGCACCATATGCAATTAACGGTTTGTATGTAAATTATAGACCATCAGGAAGACAATAGGAGAAATAATCAATGGCTACTTATGTAAGACAGAGTTCGTTTAGTGATGGCGATACAATTACGGCGGCACTATTTAATAACGAATTTAACCAACTAGTAAATGCTTTTAACGTAGCAACAGGACATACCCATGATGGTTCTACCGCAGGTGATGGTGGACCAATTTCAAATCTGTTTAGCAATGCTTTAGTATTTGGTACTAACACAGACAACAATGTTGTAATTACTTTTAATGCTAACTCTAACGATGGTGTTTTAAGTTGGATGGAAGATGAGGATTACTTTCAATTCTCAGATGACCTATTACTTACAACAACAGAAAAAGTACAGTTTAGAGACACAGCAATTTATATTAATTCTAGCACTGATGGACAACTCGATATAGTAGCCGATACCGAAATCCAAATTGCCGCTACAACTATTGATATGAA